TACACCTCCTGAAGCATCTTTAATTTGAGCTAATAGACTGTCAAGCTCTGGTTCTTCGTAAAATCCATCTTCTCTTAATTTTTGCAATCTCCATGCAATTTTCTTTTCGTTAAATTGAGATTTAATAGTCTGAGCAATTTCTTCGTCTGTAAACTTAAAAACTGATTTTAACACATCTGCATAGGACATAAGATTTAGTCCGCTTTGATTAGCATCCCATAATTTTTGAGCTACACTCAATTTAGACTCCATTATTTCCCATTTTCTCTTCTCAGATCCTGTAGACGGGTTTGCCATTTCAATACTAAAAGATTGCATTTCGTCTAAAGAACAACCATTCATGTATAAATGCACTAACCCTATTTGAAGCAAACCTTCAATAAACTCAGATTGAATTCTTTGAATTGTTTTAGCAAAACGAATATCTTCTTCTCCTAGTGATGCTTTATTTGACAAATCATCTTCAAACGATAAAAATGATTTAGGAATTTTTAACCCAGCAAATAAATCATCTTTAATAATTTTATAATCTTCTACAGCGTCAAGGTTTCCTGCTCCTTCTAAAACACTAACGTCACTATTAGTATTTTCACTTGTAACTGGCATGAAAATATTTTCTTCAATTGAGTTTTTAACAAAAGTACCAGACTCAACTATATTTCCGTTTACATCTTTTCCATAATATGCAAAATTATGTCTATCACTCTCTCCATTAAATCCAACAACAGTCATACAATAAACATCTTGATTTTGATCTTTTAACACTTCTACCTTACTAACTTTATGGTTAATGCAAATAGATTGAATGAAGTTTTTATATCCTGAGAACCCTTTTTCTTCTAATCTAGATCTTAACCAATTTTCTGTAATATTAGAACAGTCTCTAATATTAGTACTATTAAGCAACTCAATTTGACTTTTATTAATATAACTTACTAATTGTTTAATAGTAGGTTTGTTTTGTATAGTGAAGTTTACAATGTTATTCCAAACTTCACTATTTAAGTTTTTAGACATACATTGTAGTTGTTTACTTCTATTATTAATATTCCACTTGTTGTTTTTATTCGAAAATGATCTTGCTTTACTAATATTTTCTCTTCTTTTAACTCCTTTATCTGAACTATACAAATCAATCATTTGTTGTCTTGAGTTTTTAATTTTAGATTTTCTGTAGTCTAAATTGCTCCATAACTTTTTCATTGAATTACTTTGATTTTCAGTGTTTAAAGTTCCATCACTATACTTTCTCTTTAAAGTATTTGAGATTTTTTTTATTGATTCAACTCTTATTTTTTCATCTTGCCAAAGTCTTTTTCTTAACTCTCCATGCATCTTTTGATGTTGTTTAAAAGTTACCCATTGTAAATTTTTTGGAGAATTATTAAATCTATTAAAATTCTTATGATGAACAGTAGTTTGACACTGGTTTTCTTTATCTATTTCTTTTGAAACTAATCTATGAACGAATTCATATTGTCCTGAATTTGGATTATAGACTCTTTTATATTTAGTTGTTTTATATAAAACTTCTTCATCTTGATAAAACGGCATCAACGAATCTTCTTCTTTTAACTCGTCTGCTCTTTTAACTGTTCCATCTCTTAAAATAAAAGGGTGTTCTGGAGCAGAATCAACATAAGTGTTATTATCTAACCAAACTCTTATTAAATCATTAGCAGTATAATTCTTTCCACACCATATAACTTTTCCAGGTACTATTTGCTTTGTTTCATCTTGTATAGAATAAACAAAGTTTTCTACTCCCTCCTCAAACTCTTTTGCTAAGTCCTCAAGTAAAACTATTCTTCCATCTAACAACGGAATAGGTGTCTTTCCAGATAAAGGTAATGGATTATATTTGAAATCTATTTCTCCTGTTTGAGGATTTACTAGAGGTTTTTTAGTAACCTCTTTTTTCATGTCTTGAGCAAATTTAAAAGCTTCATCTCCTGTCATCCCATCCGTTCCTATTTTGAATAATAACTTATTAGGAGCTCTTGTAATCCGATATATTACTAAAGCTTCTCTAATTAACACTACTCTTCTCCAAGTATCTACAATTGGTCTTAAAATAGATGTTCCATAAGGTTCAGTTTCTACATCCTCAATATTTTTCCAATGTACTATTTCCCAAGGTTCAAAATTCGCATTTCCTCCTCCTCCATACCACAAAAACCTATAATCTGATAAGTTTTCTGGATTATATAATTGTTCTCTAACTAACGCATCAGGAGGTAAGAATATTAAATCTGCTACACCTACTTTTGGCCTTGTAACAAGATAACCATAAACATTTCCAAATTTACAAAACTCTCTAATAATTAGATAACCACGAGAATTTAATTTCAAATTTTTAAAAAAACATTCTTCAAGTAAACGTTGAACTTTTTTATTGTCAGTTTTAATAGTTATAATATCTCCCTTATTATTATGACAAGTTGCTTCTTCTCCATAAATATCAAGTGCAGCTTTGATAATAGGAAAAGTTGAAGCCATTCTTCTATATTCATCAAAATATTCAACGTGTTTTCTTGCATACGTTTTATTTCTTATATATTGAGAAATATAGTATATTCTTTGTCTATCTTGTTTTTCTTTTTCTGTTTCAGGAGCCTTTAATACTGTAATTTTGTTATCACCTGTAGTTATTTGCTTTTGTCCTTTCACTCTTTGAAAAAACCCTGCAATATCACTATTAAATTTTTTATTATTCATTAAAATTATATTTGCTTTTTAAATTTAAGTAAATGTTTTTGTTATATTGAAAAAACACAAACTTCTTTTTTTACACTATTCGTTTGTTTTGATAATAGAAATTTACTGTACTCTACATTTGATTCATCAAGTAAGTCGTGAAATACATTTTCTACTTCATGATTATTTCTCGTTACGACTGTTTCTCTTTTATACTCAAAAGATTTTCGAGTTGTTTCTGTATTAGTATTTGCTCTATTATGAACGTAAAAGATATAAAATACTCCCATAGTTAAAGCCATTAGTAAATCGTCGTGTTTTCCTGTAGCGTGATCTCTTCTTCCTCTTTTACTCCAAACCCATGTGTTTAATTCGTTAACAATTGACATACATGGAATCTTAAGTTCTCCAGAAATTAAAACAGACTCTAATTTATCTCCCCCTAATTTTCTTGTTGATTCACTTTGCCAAAATCCCAATTTTCTTTTTCTTTCTTTTTTATCAACTTGTTTTGCTTTAAGAGTGGTGTAATATAATTTAGGGTATTTGTATTTATCTTTTAACAAATACAAACAAGTTCCACCATTTTGTATTTCAACAATTACTAGTGCTTTTCCATATCTCAAACCTATATCATTAATAATTTTAGCGTAAACATGTTGTTCTAATTGATCTTTAAATGTAGCACAGACTTCTAAAGTCTGTAAATCAATTACAACAGCAGCAGAATAATCTGACCCATCTCCTGTCATTGTATCTGCCACTACTATATATTCATGCAAAGGATTATAAGAAATATATTCTTTATAAGAAGACCAAGGGCCTTTTAGTGGTTGATTTAGTTGAGAATATTCTTTTGCTTTTAACATAATACCTCTAATAACATCAGAATCTAATACCTCTCCACCAGACCCTGCAAAAGAACAGTCTAACTCACACTTAGTTAATCTGGCACCTAGTTTTTTACTTTCAAAATCATACCATGGAGATCTCATCTTTCCATCTAGTACAAATCTATAATTTTCTTTGTAGCCGTATTTTTTTAGATTAGATACCCAAGTTGTATCCGGCCATTCATCATTAAAGAATTTAATATATCCTCCTTCAGGATGTTTTAAATCTTTAATCCATTGATACATTCCTTGTTTGTATAATGGATGTTCAGACCAGTGAGCATCAATAATTTTCCAATTTAACTCTTCTGCATTTGTATATTGATCAAAATACCAACCAGATTGTCCTTTAGGAGTTGAAATAGCTATACATTTTCCTCTTGATCTTGTTAATGTCAAACCTGCAGAAGCCCAAATATCTTCCATCCAAGTAATAGCCGCTACCTCATCTACTACTAATAAATTAATAGTTTCACCACGACAAGCATCTGGTTTATTCGCCTCTGCTGAAATTAAACTTTTATTTGTTAAAGCAAATTCTTCTTTACCATTATTACTTTCAGAATATTCTGGAATTAACCATGGAGCTTTTTTTCTTCCAGCATCTAAAAAATCTCTTACTCCTTTTAAGAATTTTTTAGAACGTTTTTTATCTTGAGCCAAAGCATTCACAATTACTTTTTTTCTTGTAGACATAAACCATGCAGCATAAGCTTGAGAAATTGTAGTCAAACCTGTCTGACGAGTTTTCATGGTCATACAATAATCATAAGCTTGAAAATCTTCAACTGCTCTTGTTTGATAAGGATACATTTTAAAAGGAGCTGACTCTCCTGTTGCAGGATCTATAAGATCAAAATAATTAGTAATAGTATAATACGGGTCTTTAGCACATTTTATTTTTTCTTTTAAAATTGCTATTGTTCTCTCTTTTTCAGATAATGTATTTAAATAATTTAAAGTTAAAGCCATATAACTATTATTTCTTTTAAATATATAATAGTTAAAAAAAAAAGAGATTGCAATAAATTTATTGCAATCTCTTACAGCTTCCGCAACCAGACTATATTTCACTTATATAGTCATTTTACCTATAAAGGTAGTTTTAAACTATTATCTATTATTAAATATTAAATTATTTGATATTCTTTTGTTCCTATAGCTATTTTTTTTACATTTTCTAAATTTGGAGCAATCATTGTTATTGGTTCTTTATTAGAAGACAAATTAACTAGTCTTAAATATGGTTTTAATTCTTCTTTACTTATTTCGTTCCCGTTTACTTCATAAGTAGGTGTATCATATTCAATATCTACTAAAGGAAGTCTTGTTTTTCCATCTTTAATAGAAATAGCTCCTTGCTTAACACCTAAAGTTCTTTTTGAATTAGGATTAGCAACATAATCTTGACCTGTTGCTCCTTTAAACTCTTCTCCATAATTAAAATTTACTCTTCCATAAACTATATTCTTTTTTAAAACTTTATCATAGAAAGGGTTAACTGTTTTATTTCCATTAGCATCAATAATATTTTTATTCATACCAACTTTAGTAATCATATATAAAGCTATTTTTTCTTGAGAAGGTAAATTAGAAAGAATATTATTCATTTGTTCTATAGTTACTCTTTCTATTCCCTCTTTTAAAATAACTTTTTTCCCAGTTAATTTACCTAACTGTTCTTTTAATAAAGCTATTTTAAGTTTAGTTTTATTGCTTTCAGTTGTTATTTGTTGAGATTTAGATTTTGCTTTTTCCTCTATTTTTTTTAAAGCTTTTTGAGCTGAATCAAAGATGTTTTTTTTAGAATTTATATTTGCAGCAAAATTTATCATTTCTGTTGCTTTTTTTTCACCTACTTTTTTTACTAAAACTTTAACTAATTCTTCTCCTGACTTATATATATCTTCTACATCTTTATCTTCTGGTATATTTAGAATTTTATGCATTTTTCCTTTTTTAACTTTCACATCAGAAAGTTGATTGTCTTCTTTTAAAAAAACATCTTCTTTTTCAATCTCTTTTAAAATTTGATTGATTATAACATTAATTTTTTTTGCATAATCTTCTGGATCAATTATTGCTAATTTTCCAATTTTTTTCACCTTATCTCCATCTTCTGTTTCTATTTGAACAACTGTAGTTGGATTTTTCGTGTTTCCATCTTGTTCCCAATCTTGATAAATAACAATTGACTTTATAAAACCATTTACTTTATTTGCTAAGGTTATTTGAGCTCTTGTACTTTTATAAATAATTTTTGTTATAATAAAATTAATTTGTTGTTGATTCTTTAATTCTTTCAAAAAAGAATTCCAAAATTCTTTTTGTTCCATAGAAATTGGATTAGGTTGTTCTGGTCCTAATTTTTCACACATCGGATCAATTCCAGGTTTTGGAGATGGAGTTTGAACTGCAAACCCCTCTTTTATAACTTTTTTATTAACCATTATATTTTGAATCTATTTTTTTTAATTCTTCTAGATAAGAAATAGTTTCATCATCACCCTCCGATTCTTTAAACATTGATTTAATTAAAGTAATAGATCTATTTGTTCTAATTTCTTTTTCTGCCAAAGGTAGGTTTTTAGTTTTATTCCAACTTTCTTTTCTAATTTCTTCTAATAAAGTTTTTCTTTTAGCAACTTTTAAATTAGCTTCAGTAGTTTCTCTAACTAATGTTTTAAATGGAATACAAATATTATTTAATGATTCAGTTAAAGTATTAAACTCTTTTCCTTCAATAGACCAGGGTTTAATGTTTTTATTATCATTATATACAATAGTAGTTTGATGATTATCTTTTTCTACAATAACGTTTAACATGTGAGATTTACCTGAGGATTTAGGCATCCCTTTAACTTCTTTTAAAATATAGTTAGTTGGTTTAATTATATTTTCAATAATCTGTTTGTCTTCAGATTCTATCTCATATAATTCTTCTTCTAATCTTTCAACTACTGGTTTTAATATATAAGAATCTTTAGCTGGGTCATAATCTATTGAAATATTATATTCTTGTAAACCTTGTTGAAAACTATTCCAATCTTCTGGACTTAGATTATCTAATAAGTTATAAATGTTTTCATTTGAAAGTGGAGATATAATTGTAGTATTTTCTATATTTCTAAAATCTAAATCTTTTCCAAATTTAGCTAAAAATTCATCTTCTTCTAACAAAGCTACTTCTTCATTTAATTTAGATTTTTTTACAAATGCTTTTAAGCCATCTAATTCTTTTTTAGTTACCTTATTATGTTCAAATAAAGTTTGAATGGTTTTTTTTCTTGTTGTAAAATCCACTCCTTTTGAATAAGCATATTCTAACAAAACATTATCTTCTATATCTTCAAAATCTGTAATTGTTACATCGGCGGGTTCATCTTCAATTGCAGCTAAATTTTTACCTCGTTCAAACCCATAATTTTCTTCATAAGCAGGATCATATTCAGCAATTTGTACTTGCTCTATTTCCGAATTATCAGAACCTATTACTTGTTGTGTTGAATTTTGAAACGAATTAGTTTGTTCTATTCGATCAAAGACATCACTTGATAATCCATAAACTTCTGGTTTAAAATCAGCTAACGGAATAAAATTTAGACTAGATTCCCCGTTTTTTGTTTTTGTTTGTATTATTTCTTGTTTTGAAGGATTAAAATGAATATCTGATGATTCGTCCTCTCCAGTCCTTACTCCTGTTGCTATAGCAACTACATCGTCTTCTGTGTTTAGATTATTTGACGTATTTGTAACTTCTTCTTTTAAAACTTCTAAAAGTTTTTCGTTTAAAACGGTCTTCATTATAATGTTGAGATAATATTTATTTTAAATATATATATATTTTAAATTTTTAAAATTACTATAAAAAAAACTAATTAAAACATATTGTTTGATTTCATTATTCTGTTACCAGAAAACTACTTCGCGTATATAACCTCTTCCAAACAAACCCTCCTGCACTTTTATACCTTCCAGATAAACAACTCGATAAAGATCCTGCATTTATTTTAAAATTTAAAACAATTTCTTTACTATTTTTCCATCTTTTAATAAATTTTCCCTTTAAATTATATTGATCAATATAATCTATTTTATTTGTCCCTCTTTCTTTATTAGTTTTACTAACTTTAGATTTTATTTCTGAGGCTTTATTTTTACCATAAATTTCTTCTATTTTTTTTCCTTTAATAGAATTATTATGATTTTGAAAAATTTCTTTACTTTTTAAAGTGCGTCGTTTATTATAATCTTTGATTTTTTCTTCGGACCAAGATGCCATAGTTTTTTTTCTTTTCTCTTTCGTTTCCAAAGAAACTTTAGAACCTTTATTTTTTTTACTTATAAGTTCTTTAGTTTGTAAAGAGTGTGGTTGTCTCCAAGTTCCGTTTTTTATTTTAGTCTGTTTAATTTTTTCTAATTTTTCAGGTGTATTTAACTTTCTCCCTTTTAAAGTATTTTTTCCTATCCCATCACCTCCAGGAGTCCCGTTAATTAAATTAAAGCCTTGAGTTTTATATAAATTTATATAAAACTTTTCCATTTCTTCCCATTGGTTTAAATCAACTGATTCAACAACTTGCAATATAGGTTTTAAGTTTTCTTTTAGTAAAGATCGAATCCAATTTAATCTATGTGTATTCTTTTTATTACACTTCGCTTCAATTATATGTTGTTTTAATCTTTTTTCAACATAACTTGTTTTTCCTACATATCGAGGAATATTTGTCAAAGGGTCAATTAAAACATATATGTATGTTAACTCGTTCATTATCACTCTGTTACCAGAAAACTACTTCGCGTATATAACCTCCAGAACATTTTTTGAATAATTGTTTTTACAATTTTTTTCACTTCTTCTTCGTCAGAAGAAGAAAGTTTTTCGTTTAGAAAAAAATAATTCTCTCTAGGAATATGTTGATTATTTATTAATATTCCTTTTTCTGTTTGAATATAATTTTTTATAACTTCACCTTGTTTATAACCACAACCTTCTTTTATGATAAAAATTCGATCATCCATTGCCTTATTGTTTGAAGATAATAAATCTATTTTAATTTTATTTAATATTTCTATGTTTTGAGGATATATGTTTTCGACAGGCAAGTTGTTTAAGTCATACCAATTCATATTTTTAAACTCATTGTTATGTTGAATATCACCATTAATGTATTTTCCTTTAAAAAAGAATACATTTGGTTTAGTTGGATCTGTAATAGGAGATTGCTCCTCAAAATACGCCAACACATTTACCTCTTCTCTAACCTCTCTCTTTACAGCTCTTAATAAAGATTCTCCTTCATCAACTCCTCCTCCTGGAAAACACAACCACCCATTCCTATCATCATCCGTAACTGCTTCACCTAATAAAACACAATTATCTTTTAAAACGATACCAACTACTGATTTTTTATCAACATTGTTTGAGGAAACATTATAAATTTGGGTTTTTAAATTTACAACTTGAGAAAAAACTTCATCAGGAGTTTTATCAGTTTGAGATTCTGTTGTAATCTTTGCTAATGCAGCTATTAGTAACTTCCCTTCTTCAGTATCGTCTTTAGGTAATTCTTCTTTTAAAACAACTTTTTTACCAGTTAATTTACTTAATTTTTCTTTTATAACACTTATTTTTAATTCCTTTTCAATTAAATCTTTTAAATGTTTTTTTACAAGTGTCCAATCTCTAATTTTATAATCTGTTGAATTTTTAATCTCTTCAATAATAAAGTTTATATCTTTAGAAGTCCAAGAATCTTTTGTTTTTTTTATTAACTCTTCAGCTTCAACTTTTGCTTTTTCATCTTTTATTTTTTCTTGAAGATCTTCAATCTGTAAGATGTGAATCATATCTTTATTACTAATACCTTTATATTCTCCTTTTTTATAAGGATGAGAATCAGTTACAGTCAATTTACCATCTTTAAGTTTTATAGTAACAGTATAAGGATATTGCCAATCACCACCTGCGTAAAAAATAAATTTATCTTTATCTAAATAAAGAGGTTCAAAGTTTTCTAAATCTAATGTTTCTTCTCTTAACTCTGTATCGTTCTTTTTATCATCAGGAGCATAACCACCATCTTTATATTTTATAGTAGGCCAATTCTTTACTTTCTTTTTCATACCCCAATAACCAATAAGATGATAAGATTTTTCATCAATTATAAGTTCTTTTAGCTTTTCTAAAAATGGAGATAATTTTTTCATCTTATTACTTCTTTTGAATTTCAATTATTTTTGAATAAGTTACTTTTGCTCTTGGATTATCCCATGTTATAACTTGATTTATAGGTCTTGGTTGCCACCATTCTTTCTTAAAAATATTCCAACTTTTTTTTTCAACATAAATTGCTTGAAATAATTTTAAATTAGTTTCATAATTTACATCTGCTGAATCTTTGTCATAATATTTAACCCATTTGAAATTAGTCCAAGCATCATGATAATTAGCTATTTCAACTCTTTGTGTATCATAAATAAAAGAATCTTTTACATGAACTCTAAAATGATCAACAGTTTTAGTACAATCTATAATAATTGTTTTAGCGTTTTTAGGTTTAACACCTAAAGCTCTTAATACACTTCTAATAGAATCATCTAATTCATTTTTCTTTAATTCCAAAACACCTGATTTTCCATAAGCATGGCCGTCTTTAGTTTCATAATAAGTCATTCCATTTTTTAAAGTAGTATAATTTGCTCTATATCTTACTTTTTCATCACGCTGATTTTGTGCATATTTTATTGTAAAATATCCACCACATAGTAATAAAATAATTAAAGAGATATAAATTATATCTCTTTTTTTTAATAATGTTAATATTGCTGTCCACATAATATTATTTATTTTTTTAATTCAATTATAAACTCACACCAATCTTTTTCTGATGTGTTTAATCCTAATTCAACTTTTTTATACCAAGGAAATTGTTGAGCCCATTTTTTAAACATTGAAAAATATTTTTTATATTCTCCTGGTGCCCATATTCTATTATCATTATCTTCCCAATCACTCATATCAAAACCATCATTCATCATATCTTGAGGATCATTAATCCAATGACCTAACCATCTAAAATCACAACTAACAAAACCATATTCTCCATGAACACCACCTCTTTTCCCGTCTGGTTTAAAATATTTAAAATCAGATTCTATTTGAGCTAATAATAATTTATTTTTCTCATCTCTTAAACTCGGACGAGGTGTTTTAGGTTTAACTTCTCTTGGTTTAAAAGATGTATCAATTCCTTGAGGTGCATTAGATGGCAAATACCAAACAGCTGGCCTAATACTTTGATCTCTAACTACTTGGCCACTTTTTAAAAGTCTTTGTAAAACAGGAATACTTGTAGTTTGATTAGGGAATAAACTAACTAATTCTTTAGCAGTTGCTTTACTATGAGCTTTTAAATATTCTAAAACTTTAGGCTCATAATCAGAACCATAAGCCATTTCAGTAATTATTAAATCTCCTTCTTTATGTTGAACTCCTTTTAAAACCTCAATCATTGCATCTTGGAACTTAATTCCAGGGTGTGAAAGCATATATTCTTTAATTTTATTAAAAATTATGTCTACTTTTTCAGCTCTATTTTCTTTTAAAACACTTTTTATTAAATCAAAATCTCTTTCTGTTATTCCAATTTCTTTTAAAACTTCGATTAAAGCTGTTTTAAAAGAAGTCTTGGGGTTGTTATTCATATAATCTATTACAGCTTCATACAAATCGTTAAACTTCCCAAAATTTTCTTTTAAGACTTGTTTTTTAATGTTAACATTTTTTACTGTTGAACTGTTCCCTTTAATACGTAATTCTAATTGATCTCTCATATAAGACTCTTGATCTTGATCTTGTTCTTTTCCAAGAACAACTAAATCACTTTTATAAATCTTTTTGAATATAGCAAACAATTTGTCAACATAAGCTTCAACTTCCATTTTATTTTCTAAAACTTTAATTCCAGCCTCAATCATAGATTCTTCATCTTTTTCAGGTAATCTACTTAA